GCTTATCTGATGCACCAGTTGTAAAAGCTCCAGCACCTAAGAAGGTAGCAACAACACCAACGGCTGCTCCAGCTTTCTCACCATTGAAAAAAGGCTCAAAAGGCTCTAATGTTAAGAAAGTACAGACTGCCCTTAAACTAAAGGCAGATGGGGTTTTTGGAGATGACACTCTAAAAGCTGTAATAGCCTTTCAGAAAGCAAATAAGCTTGCTGAAACAAATGGTGTAGTCGGTCCAAAGACTTGGGCTGCTATCGGGAAGGAAGCTAAATAATGATGGAAGTATTTATTATTGTAGGAGTTATGGCTGTTGCTATTGCTCTTTTTGCTTTTAACGAAGACCTAGTATCTAAAGGTTTTAAGTGGAAAGCCAAAGACGGCGACGGAGACGGCAAAGTTCAAGAAGGAACCCGTTGGGAAAGAAAGACTAAAAGATAATGGCAGAACGTAAGACGCACATGTCGGCTGATGAAGTACTGGCTGTTAGAGACTCTTTGCTTGCAAGCGTAAACGAAAGAATGAAAAACTACGATTATTGGATAACTCTCAACACAGAACAGCGTTGGGCATTAACTAGTTATCGTCAAGATTTAATAGACATTGAAAAACAAGAGGGCTTTCCTAACATATTATGGCCTCAACCACCATTCTAATAAGTAACTAAGGAACTGACATGAGATTCAAAGACTTTGACACAACGGATGCAATAGTCCGTCTATCAGAGGGTCTTGTGTCAGTTTCTACTACTGCATATACCGACACCTTTGCTGTACAGGAACTAAAGAATAGAAATAGGAACTACCTTTCTAGATGGGAAACTAGAGATAACTCTTCTAGTCCAGAAAGTAAAATATTCAGTGTTTACTACAAAGACAAGCTTGTAGGGCAGATTGTTCTTTACGAGTTCAATGGAGAAGAATCTAAAAAGTGCAATGCAAGTTATTGGGTGGATGAGTTCTGCTCCAACCGTGGCATCACAACTACTGCATTAAAGCTTGTAATCTCTCATGCTTTTACTGTTCTTAATATAGATGTAGTAGAAGCAGCAATTCAAATGGAAAACTTGGCAAGCATTCGTGTAGCAGAGAAGGTTGGCTTCATTAGAGCCGCTTCTGTGAAGAGGTATATGGTTATGGCTCAAGCTGATGTTGACCATGATTTGTATGTATTGAATAGGTAGTCATGGCTACATATGAATACAAATGCTCGGCAGAGCATCTTTACACAGAAGTTCGTCCAATGAACGAAGAACAGAAAACAACTAAATGTCCGACATGCGGAGAATCGCTTTCTCGTATTTTTTCTACCGCTACGGCTATATTTAAGGGCAAGGGCTTCTACTCAACTGGTGGGTAGACGGAGAGAAAATAGGACAGCAGCATGTCACAACCAATGAACAACAAATACTTAGCCGTGACAATTCCATTAACGACCGACCCACCAGACATCGAGTTGCAAGCAGCGCTTAATCGTTACGGTGCTGGCGGGTGGAATATAGTTTCGCTTACATATAGTGAGTCGAAACACTCCGTCCTTGTTGTTTGGGGACCATACGATAATGCCTAGTTTACGAATACAGGAGAGGGAATCGTGACCACTGAGATTTATTACATGCTTTGCTTTGATACTAAAACTAAGAAATGGTACCCAGCAGATGAAATGCTTGGAGTTTTATTAAAAAGTCAAGGACCTGTTCTTGAAGGTGAAGGAAGTGAGGGAAAGTTTCGTCCTATTGCTGAAGGACTAGAGGCTGACCTTGACTATGACAACATAGAAAAACTTGGTCAGTTTATTAGAAGTAATAATGAAGAAAGCTAAGATTCCTTCTGCAGTATTAACAACCGTTGAAATGCCAGAGTGGAAGCATAAAATTCTTAAAGTGGTTGCTGCCCTACTCTTTATAAAAAAAGCTAACTATGTTATGGTCATCTCAGAGATAGACACACTATGAACCGACCAGATTGGGACGACTATTACCTCAACATTGCTAGAGCGGTCTCCCTCAGAGGAGATTGCATTAGGCGTCAACACGGTGCTGTTATCGTCAAGAACCACAAAATCGTTTCGACTGGTTATAACGGAACTCCCTCAGGTGATGAACGTTCTTGTGGAACAACAGGAGAATGTCCGAGAAACTTGGATCCGAGTTCAATCCACGGGGAAGGTGACTACGACTTATGTTGGGCGACGCACGCAGAAGCAAACGCGCTTCTCCGTTGCTCATGGGAAGAGATGGTCGGGTCAACTATCTACATTACAGGAGCGCCCTGCGCTGGTTGCTCAAAGTTAATTAACTCTGCTGGTATTTCCCGAATAGTGAATTTGTAAACCCAGTTCGTCTAATTGGCAAGACAGCGCACTCTGGATGCGCCAATTGTGGTTCGAGTCCATGACTGGGTGCCAGATTTAGATATAACACTTTCTAAGTAAAGGTATTCTGTTTTGATGAGGTAAATAACCTCAAACAACTACATATGGATTGAGAGTGAGCTTATGGCACTTCCAATTACTGGTGGCAAGATTACCTGTCCCTTCGCTAAGCCCGGCAAGATGTGGAAAACTGGCAGACATGAAGGCGTAGATTTTGCTTGTCCTAAAGGAACAAAAATCCTTGCTTGTGCAGATGGTGAAGTTATCGGCACAGGTGTATGGGGTTCTGCTTATGGACCACATTCATTAGTCATCAAACACAAAGTTGGAGAACAAACTCTCTACACAATGTATGCACATGGTCAAAAGCTTTATGTGAAAAAAGGTGACAAAGTAGTCAAGGGACAACATGTTCTTGACTCAGGAGCAGAAGGCAATGTAACCGGGCCTCATCTGCACTTAGAATGCCAAGCAAAACCAACATGGACTCGTGGCGGTGGAATTGACCCCGCAGGTCTATTAGCTATTTAATAAACGCAATAAACGCAAACGGGTAGAGAAATCTGCCCGTTTGTTGCGTTAGCGAGTGTGTTGCCCAGCGCAACCTTGAATAGGACAACGAGGGTTTCCATTGTTCCCTTGAGTCTCAGTTCGTGTTGCACCACAGTGCTTACAAACATCTTGACGTTCTTGTGGAAGTGGATCAGACATTTTGTTTCCTAACTCGAAGTTGAAACAATAATATCATTATAAATATCCTTGATAAAATTAGACATCAATTAGGTTTTCCTTACCCGACAAAGGAAAAGAGGGCGGCTGGATTAACTTCCAGTCGCCCTTTCCTTATGCCATAATGATTTAGATACATGCCCTCTTAGCTCAGTGGTAGAGCACCCGCCTTGTAAGCGGGCGGTCATCCGTTCAAATCGGATAGAGGGCTCCAATGCAATACACTAATGAAGTGTTCACTAATCCAAACAACGGGATACCCGAAGATATAACCCGTTTATATGAAGCAATGACTTCAAAGTATGATGATCCGTACCTTCAAAATCATGCTCGTAGGACTATGAGAACTGTTGAGCTTTTATTAGATGAAAAGCCTAAAGGAAAGCTTTTAGAGCTTGGAACTAGCAAAGTTATTCCGTTGTTGCTCAAAGAACTGCAGCCAAAGCTTGAAGTCCATGTAACTGATTTTGATTTAACAAAAGAACAAACAGGACAGATGAATATATCTTTAGAGACATATAACCGAGATGTCCCCGTCTACAGAGTTGATTTAGAACAACAAGCGCTCCCTATTGAGTCAGAGACTTTTGATTACGTTCTTTGTTGTGAGGTTATAGAACACATGGAATTAGACCCAATGTTTATGATGTCAGAAGTAAATAGAGTTTTAAAGCCACAGGGGACTCTTATTATGACAACTCCTAACATCACCAGCAGTCGTGCTTTGTGGAAGATACTCAGGGGTATGGAACCACATTTTTATATGCAGTATAGAAAGACTCCTTCATATCACAGGCATAACTATGAATACAGCGTTATTGGTCTTCGTTCAGTTTTAAAGGCTGCTGGCTTTGGTGGAAGTATTTGGAGCGAGGACTCTTTTGAAGACCCAATTACTGAAGACATCAGTAGGATTCGAGAGATAGGCTATCCTCTTGTTGACATAGGAGATAATATATTTGCTGTGGTCAAGAAACATAGGAATGTCATAAATAGATATCCAAGCGTTATTTATTCAGACTAAGGGACATAATGGAAAACACAACTAACACGAACGAGCAGCCCAACATTCAACAACTGGGTGGAAGTATTATCGACTTGCGTCGTCTTGTTAACCCTAACAATAAGCATTGGTGTGCGACAAACCCATCAATCGGTCATCACCCTAAGAAGGGTTATGTTGCTGCAATCCGCTCAAGTAACTATGTGATTCTTGCTAACGGTAAATATGATGTCACCGAGGGGAACACTATTCAATCTCAAGTGTGGTTCTCAGAACTTGATAAAGATATGAAGTGTAAAGACCTAAGACAGATTGATGTTTCTGGTGTTGGTGTTTATTTAAATAGAGGTCTTGAAGACCCTAAGATTTTCTGGCGAGACAACGCTTGGCACTTTACCTGCGTGATGATGGAGCAAGGTCATACCCCCGTTGCTCGTATGGCTATTGCAAAGCTTGACTCTAAATGCAAAAAGATTGTCTCTATAGAGAAGTTTGCAGGTATTGATGCTAAAAGACCAGAGAAGAACTGGATGCTTCCATCAGAGCCAAACCCTAATTTTGATTTTATCTATGGTCCAAATATGACT